CTACTTCCACGGCAAGCGCCTGCCCGTCTGCCCCTGCGGATCGTCCGACCTCTATACCGCCTACACCCGCTGGTGCCGCGACAACGGCGTGCGCAACCCGCGCGAATCAAACCAGTTCATCTCCGAGATCGCCAAGCTGCCCGGCTGGTGGCGCGGCCTCAAAGATCGCCTGGATAACCTTCACGACGATCGCAGCAAGGTCCGCTGGCGCTTCGTCATCCCATCGGCCGACGTTCTGAACGAAGCGGCAAAGCTCGCGGCCGATTCCGACTACCGCAAAAAAGACGGTGAGACGGACGCTAAATGGCTTGGCGGATGTTTTTTCGCCTTCCGCCAGGTGCTCGGAGTCCAGAAATGAGCGAACACCGTACACCCCGCGAACACCGCCGCGAACACCCGCAAACGCCCGTGAACAGGGCGTTTGCGGGTGTTCGCACTGGCGTTCGCCACGTGTTCGCCGTTCGCATCGCGCGCGTCTTCTCTTTTCACCCTTGCCTGAAGAAGAAAAAACAGTGACAGAAACCACAACCCCGGACACGATGAAAAAAGGCGACTTCGCCCGCTTCCTCGGACTCGCACCGTCCTACATCACGGCGCTGTGCAAGGCCGGCCGCGTCGTCCTCGAAGGCGATGGCCGGGGCGCGCTGGTCAAGGTCGGCGAATCCGTCGCGCTGATCGAATCAACGCAAGCCGGACGCTTCGACGTTGCCCGCCGCCATGCCGCCGCGCGCCGCAGAGGCGCCAACGAAGGCGCGGATGATGCACGGCTGCGGTCAACTCCGAAAAACCCCGTAGAACGCGATTCTGAAAGCCACGACCCGGAACGTCTGGTCGATGCCAAGACGCGCAAGGAATCGGCGCAGGCCGACCAGGAAGAAATGAAAGCCGCGCAGATGGCCGGCAACCTGATCGCCCGCGAGGACGTCGACGCCGCCATGAAGTTCCTCGGCGCCAGCGTGCGCGCCGCGATGGACGTTTTTCCCGACCAGACGGCCCCGGTGCTGTGTGCCGTGACCGACCTCAACGAAACCCACGCCCTGCTCACCGAAGCCTGCCGCAATGTGCTGCACGACATCGGGGTGGCGATTGAACGGCAGCAGGGGCAACTGCAACGCAATGGATCATAAAGGCGGCACGTTATGAATTCGCAACAAAGGTGGAAGTTTTGCAAAGCGCTTATGAGTGACCTGCGCTGCTCAACCGATGATGAAAAGCTGAAGGCGCTTGTCGATGCCGCAGAGGATATGACAAAGGCTAAGCGCCGGATGGACCGTCTCGAGGAACAACGCGACGAGCTGCTTAGCGCACTGGAGTCGATGGCTGGAATTGCGCGGTTGACCATCGGCTGGTCCTGCACCCCGGCGAATGCAGATGGGCCTCTTGCTGTTGCTGAACAAATCATTGCGCGTATAAAGCGAAACCCGGCCTAAATGCGCCCACTCCCCCACGCCATCCCCTACTGCCTGACCACGCTGGCCGCTGCGCTGGCACCCCGCCGCGCGCTCACGGTCAGCCAGTGGGCAGACGATCATCGCGTGCTGTCCGGAAAGCAGGCGGGCGAGCGTGGGCGCTGGCGCACTTCGCGCAACCCGATCCTGCGCGAGATCATGGATTGCTTGTCGTCCTCCAGCCGTGTCACTGACATCTGGGTGATGAAATCAAGCCAGGTCGGCGTTACAGAGGCCACCGTCAATTTCCTTGGCTACACCTTCGACCACGCCCCGGCGCCGGTGATGGTCCTGATGCCAACGCTGGATTCCCGCGATGCCTGGAAGGCGCAGAAGCTCAACCCGCTGCTGCTTGAGACGCCGGTCATCCGCGATCTGCTCGGTGGCCAGCGCTCGCGCGATTCGGCCAACTCCAAAGACATGATCGACTTCCCCGGCGGCGTCCTCTTCCTCTCCGGCGGCAACTCGCCGAACTCCTACGCCCAGCGCAGCGTCCGCTACCTCATCATGGATGACCTCGACCGCTTCCCTGGCGAAGTCGGCGAGGAAGGCGACCCGGTCGCGCTGGCCAAGGGACGCACCAAGGCTTTCGCCCGCGCCAAGCGTCTCTTTATCTCGACGCCCACCGTCAAGGGCGAAAGCATGATTGAGCGCGGTCACGCCGAATCCGACCAGCGCCGCTACTTCGTCCCCTGCCACCACTGCGGCGAGCTGCAGGCGCTGGAATGGGGCGGCAGCGATGCGGCGCACGGTATCAAGTGGCGCGGCGAAGGCGAGCGGCTGGAAGCCTTCTACGTGTGCGCCCACTGCCACGGCGAAATCTACGAACACCACAAGCCCGCCATGCTCGCCGCCGGCCGCTGGATCGCCGCCCATCCCGAGCGCGGCACGCGCGGCTACCATATCAGCGCCCTCTACGCGCCCATCGGCCTTGGCCCGTCGTGGTCCGACCTGGTCAAGGAATGGCAAAGCGCCGTCAAATCGCCAGGCACCCTGCGCACCTTCGTCAACACGCACCTTGGAGAATGCTGGGAAGAGCAGGGCGACCATGTCGAACCGACCGGCCTGCTCGCCCGCCTCGAAGAATACGAAGAGAAACCCAAGTCGCTGGCCCGCACCGCCGGCGTCGACGTGCAGAAAGACCGCCTGGAGATCACCATCGTCGACTGGGACCTCGGCGAAGAGGCATGGACGATGGACCATATCATCGTGCCCGGCGATACCGCGCAGCCGGAAGTCTGGGCGCGCCTCGCCGAAGAAATCGCCAACTGGGCGCCGGAAGCCGTCGCCATCGACTCCGGATACAACACCAGCATGGTCTACGCCTTCTGCGAGTCGCGCCGCTGGGCGCTCGCCGTCAAGGGCCGCCCCGGTCCCGGCGTCCCCATCGTCGAAGACGAAAAGAGCCGCCGCCAGCGCCTGCGCCGCCAGCGCAAAAAAGGCGTGATGGTGCATCTGGTCGGAGACGATCAGGCCAAGGCGCTCATTTACAGCCGTCTCAAAATCGTCGCGCCCGGCCCGGCCTATATCCACTTCCCGAACGATGCCAGCTTCGACGACGAATACTTCGCCCAACTCACCGCCGAAAAGCTGGTGACCAAGATGCGCGGCACCCGCCCATACACCGAATGGGTCCAGACCCGCCCGCGCAACGAAGCCCTCGACTGCTGGAAATACGCCCTCGCCGCGCTGCGCCTGTCAGGCATTGACCTGCGCGCCAGGGCCGTCGCTGCGGCCGCCGCCAAAAAACTAGAAAAAACAACCGCGCCATCAGTCACCGAACTTGGCCGCGTCACCCTCGCCGGATGGAATCGCGGCGCATGAAAGTCGATGCCGTGCGCGACCTGATCACCCGCCTGCTCGATGCCGCGCACCGCGAAGGCACGTTTACAGAGTCAGTTGCGTTGGAAGTCGAGCGCCAGTGGCGTATGGAATACCGGCTCTCAAAAATATCCATAAGCGAAAAGACAGCGGAAGACCGTACCGCCAGGCGCGCTGCGCCAGTACAGGACTATCTTGATAACAAGCCAGTCGAAGAGATCACCCGCCGCCACGGGATAAGCCGCTCAACGCTCTACCGTTACCTTAAAAAATAATCGTCTCACTTAATGCCTATTATTGAGACAAGCGCCAACCTACCATATACAGCACAACTCGGAGGTCGCATGGCCGGAATAACGCTCGCGCAAGCTGAAGCCAAGCTCGCGCTTTACCTCTCAGCACTCGACAAGATCATCCTCGGCCAGAAGGTCGAGATAGACGGCCAGGCGCTCACCCGCGCCAATCTGGACGACGTCGAGCGCGCCATCAATTCGTGGGACCAGCGCGTAAAGCAGCTATCCGCCAGCGTCTCCGGCCGCGGCCGGTCGCGCACCGTCGTCGTCGGCGGCTGACCGATGGCCAATCCAAAAATGAACCTGCTCGACCGCGCCATTGCTGCCGTCGCCCCGCGCATTGCCGCCCGCCGCCTGCAGGCGCGCATGGCGCTGGCGCTCTCCGGCGGCTATCACGGCGCCCGCAACAACCGGCCCGGCCTCGGCGGCTGGAACCCGCTGGCCAATGACCCGGATGCCGACATCCTCGGCGACCTGCCGACCCTGCGCGCCCGCGCCCGCGATCTGGCACGCAACGCCCCGCTGGCCGGCGCCGCGCTCAATGCGCAAGTTACCAACGTCGTCGGCACTGGTTTGTCGATGCAGGCGCAGCCCGACGCTGCCGCCCTCGGCCTGACCGATGACGAAGCGCGCGACTGGGCCGACCACGCCGAACGCGCATGGAAGCTGTTTTGCGAATCGACCAACTGCGACGCCCCGCGCACCCAGAACTTCTACGGCCCCACCGCGCGCGCCTTCCCTGCCGCCC